GAAGAAATACTCCCCGCCGTGGATATTGGTCACCTTGGCCCATGTGCTGCCCTTGCTGACCAGGGTGCTGTCATACCCGCCCTGCCCGTCGGAGACATTCTCCTCCACTACAAACTCAATTCGCTGTTTCATTTCCCCAATATCCATCAGAACACCTCATCCCGGTAGGAAAACAGCATGGCCCGCATGAGCTTAATCATGGCATCGAAGTCTGCTGTATCCCGGTTTTCGTACAGATAGGCCACCCCATACAGGATAGCTGTTTTGATGTCCTCCGGCAATGTGGTGTAGTCACTTAGCGGATGGCGCAGTACATTTTCCACCGTCGTCGTGGAGGACTGGATCAGGCTGTCGATCAAGGCATCCTCTACATCGTTATCAATACGCAGGTATAATTTAGCTTCATCCCGTGTTACTGCCATGCTGCCACCCTCCTTCTGTTATTTGCTGGCCTGCTTGAGTGTCTTGATGGCTTCCGGCAGAACGATCTTGGCATCGACGCGCTGGGAGCCAAGAAAGCCGACCTGACCGGTAACCGCGTATAATTCGTTCAGGCGCTTAAAGGTGCGGCCCTGCCGGTCGGCAATCCAGTAGTAGGAGAAGTCCCCGAACAGCACCGTCTTGGCATCGGCTGCCATCTGCGGCATATACCGGCTGGTGACAACCGGGCAGTTCAGAATCTTATCCGGCACATCGGCACTGACGGAAGGCTGCCAGATATACTGGCCCTGCGTATCTTTCAGCTTCCGGATGGCCTTGACGGTGCTTTCATGCAGCAGCAATGTAGCCGACTTGCGGTACGGCTCACGAAGCGAATAGTACAATTCGATCAAATCGTCGAAGGTAATCGCCGTAGCAGAAGCGGTAGTCGAGCCATCTGAAGCACCGGCGGCATCGACGAGGATGCCGGACGGACGATCCGTTCCGGTGCCGATGAGGAAGGCTTCTTCTTCGGCATTGCCAAGTCTTCTGGCGAACTCCTGCGCCATATATCCTTCCAGGTCAAAGGCGGAATCGTTCAACAGTTCTTCGGATACCTTGACGAGCGTACCCAGTTTATGCGCCCCGATGGACACCTGACCGAAGGTGGTGTTGCTTTCGGTGTAGGCGGCTTCTTCATCCGTCCATGCGGCGGTTCCCTCACTGGCAACGACCGGAATCTTATGGTCGCCGCTGGCGGTCTGGATCACATGGGACAGGGAGCGCAGCACATTTTCCTCGGCCAGCATCTGGATCAGCGTCCGTTCGAACTCGTCCGGTACGAGGTAGCCGCCTTGGGGATCGGCCCCTTCCTTTAAGGTGTTGCGGATTTCCGGACGGGACTTGCCGCGCATGCTGTCCCAAAAGGCGGGTGCATAGGCATCGCTGAACCTGCCATGCTTCATTGTATCTTGTTTTGCAGGCTGGTTGACGATAGCACTCGAGGTCGGTTTGCTTAATTCGAGATCAATGGCCGCCTGCGTTTTCAGCCTGTCGATTTCCTTGCCCAGTGCCATGACATCAGCTTCCATTTTGTCATACGCGGCAGCATCCTCAGTGGAGAGCGTGTCACCGACTGCCTGTTTTTCATCCAGAAAGGCCTTGGCCTGCTCCCAGATGTTGGCGCGTTTTTCCTGCAGTTCTAATAATTTACTCATATTGGTACCTCCATTTAATGTGTTAAGAGCGACAGCCGCTGCTGCAGCGACGCTACGGATATAGTTGTTTTGTTTGCTGCCGGTGTTGGCTTGCTCTGCTTGGCGATGGCCTTGTTCAACAACGCATTGGTAACCTGCCGCCGGGAAAAAGAATAACTTCCCATACTGGCAGCATCATGCATCTGTTTACTATCACTATTGGTTAAGATGTTGTCGGCAAAACCAAGCTCGATTGCTTTTCCTGCATTCATCCAGGTCTCGGCATCCATCAGATGGGATAGCTGGGTGCGGGAAAGGCCGGTCTTTAATTCATACGCATTGATAATGGATTCCTTAACCTCGGACAGCATAGCGATGGCCCGTTCCATTTCATCAGTATCGCCCATAGCGATCGTGAACGGATTATGGATCATCATCAGCGCAGTCGGTGCCATATTGACGCTCGTACCTGCCATGGCAATCACGGAGGCAGCCGAAGCCGCAATCCCGTCGATATTGACATGGACCTGTCCGGCATAATCCATCAGCATGGCATAGATCTGGCTGGCCGCTACGCAGTCGCCGCCGGGCGAGTTCAGCCACAAGGTGACATTGCCCTGCCCGGACGCCAACTCGTTTTTAAACAGCTTCGGTGTTATCTCATCATCAAACCAGCTTTCCTCGGCAATGGTGCCGTCAATGGTAAGAATACGACCGGTGTCATTATCTGTATTCCAGTTCCAGAATTTCTTCATGGTTTTTTCCCTCGCTTTCGGTATAAAATTTTCCTGCCTTGTCCAGCGGCAGCATATTGCCGTTGACCAGATACGTATCGCCGCCCTGCTCGGAAGGGATGCGGTTCATATCCTCAAGCTCCCGGATGTCGTTGGCGGAGAGCCAGCCGTTCTGCCTGCCGATGGCATAGCCGTTCATGCGGCTCTGGTAATCACCGCGCAGCAGGCCGTCCACATTAAACTTCGTAAAGACTAGCGAGCGCTCCGACGGCAGCACCAACTGCTGATTCATGGCCTGTTCCCAGCGGACGCACCAGGGATTCAAGGTATATTTGACAAATTCCAGCGACTGCTGTTCGATATTGGAGAAGGTAGATTTTTCCAGATCCCCGACCATATGCGGCGGCACACGGAAGATACGGGCAATCTCGTCGATCTGGAACTTCCGTGTTTCAAGGAACTGCGCCTGATCCGGCGGAATGGATAGCTGCTGGAAGGTCATGCCTTCCTCCAACACGGCTACATTGTGCCGGTTCGTACCGGAAAATTGGGCATGCCAGCTTTCCCGCAGCTTGACCGGATCCTTCACAATGCCCGGATGCTCTAAGATGCCGCCCGGTGTAGCGCCGTTGGCAAAGAATAACGCGCCGTACTGCTCGGCTGCCAGCGACATGCCGATGGCATTCTTGGCCATGGCAATCGGACTGTAACCGATGAGTCCGTCAAATCCAAGCCCCGGAACATGCAGCACCTCGTCCTGCGACAGGACAATCTGCTGGCAGCGGTTATCTGCACCGAACTCGTCCGAGTCTTTGGAGTAGGTGTAGATAAGCTGACCGTTGGCGGCCCGGCTGACATCCATCTTGCTGGGAAGCAGCGGGTACAGTGCAATCGGCTGCCCGGTGCCGTTCCGGATGATCTGCGCATAGGCATTACCCCATAGCAGCAAGTGGCTCATGAGCGTTTCCCGGAAGATGAAGCTCGTCATCTCCGGATTGGGGGCATCATGAAGCAGACTGTATAGTGGATGGTTGATGGCCTTTTCCTTGCCGCCATCCGATGTGTAGCGGTACAGATTAAGCGGCAGTCCGGCAACGGCCTCGGACAATACCCGGACGCAGGCATAGACCGCCGTTGTCTGCATGGCGGTCCGTTCCGTCACCACATTGCCGGAGGAGGTCGGCCCGAACAGGAACGTAAAAGCCGTAGACAGGTAGTTTTTCGGCTTGTCGCGTGACTTTTTGCTCCATATACGTTGAAATATACTCATAAAATCAATAACCCCCTTTGGTCATATACGCTTTCGCTGTTGTCGTTGCCGCAGCGGATGGCACGATCCAGTGCCATAACCGTAGCCACGACACCGTCAATCTTTTCGGTGGATTTCTCTTTATCCGGCTTGATATTGCCTGCCGGATCGGATTTGATGAAGATATTGTCCATCATCCAGCGCAATACCGGATGTCCGCCGTGGGCGATCTTCTTTTCCAGCGTCAGCTTCATCAGTTCCTTGGTGGGAGGACTCATATCCTTGAACCCCTGCCCGAACGGGACGACAGTAAATCCCATCCCCTCGAGATTTTGCACCATCTGCACCGCGCCCCAGCGGTCGAAGGCGATCTCACGGATGTTGTACTGCTCGCCCATGGTTTCGATGAACTTTTCAATGTAGCCGTAATGGACGACATTTCCTTCCGTCGTATGCAGGAATCCCTGTTTCTGCCATACGTCATAAGGGACATGATCCCGCCGGACGCGAAGGGACACGTTTTCTTCCGGTATCCAGAAGTAGGGAAGCACGACATAGTTGTCTGCTTCATCCTGCGGCGGAAATACCAGCACGAAGGCCGTAATATCCGTCGTGGAAGATAAGTCCAGGCCGCCGTAGCAGACGCGCCCCTTCAGTTCATCCGGCTGTACGGGAAAGGCGCAGGCATCCCACTTTTCCATCGGCATCCAGCGGATTGCCTGCTTAACCCATTGGTTCAGGCGAAGCTGCCGGAAGGCATTTTCCTCGGCGGGATTCTGTCTGGCGGATTCGCAGGCCGCCTTGACCTTGTCCATGCCGACCGTAATGCCAAGCGAGGGATTGGCTTTCTTCCACACCTTGACATCCGTCCAGTCATCGGTGTCCTTGGCCCCGTATATCACCGGATAAAAGGTGGCGTCGATCTTCCGTCCTGCGATAATATCCAGCGCCTTTTGGTGGGTTTCATAGCAGATGGAATGGGTATCCGTCCCGGCTGTGGTAATGAGAAAGTACAACGGCTGCGTTCGGGCATCGCCGGAACCTTTGGTCATGACATCAAACAACTTCCGGTTCGGCTGCGTGTGCAGCTCATCGAAGATCACGCCGCTTACGTTAAAGCCATGCTTGCTGTAGGCATCGGCGGATAATACCTGATAAAAACTGTGCGTGGGAAGGTAGATGATCCGCTTCTGCGAGGCCAGGAGCTTCACCCGCTTGGATAAGGCCGGACACATCCGCACCATATCCGCCGCCACCTCAAAGACAATGGATGCCTGCTGGCGGTCGGCAGCGCAGCCATACACCTCGGCGCGCTGTTCTCCGTCGCCGCAGCATAAGAGGAGTGCTACCGCTGCCGCCAGTTCCGACTTGCCCTGCTTCTTGGGAATCTCGATGTAGGCGGTATTGAACTGCCGATAGCCGTTCGGCTTTAAGATGCCGAACACATCACGGATGATCTGCTCCTGCCAGTCGATCAGTTCAAACGGTTTACCGGCCCAGGTGCCCTTGGTATGGCAGAGGCATTCGATAAAGGAAACAGCATAGCCCGCCATGGTCTTGTTGTATTTGGAATCTTTGGCCCTGAACTTCGTAGATCGATAGCGTTTCAACTTCCGCAAGCAGCGTCACCTCCTTTGCGGCAACAAAAAAGACCGCCGAAGTGGGCAGTCTTGATATACATATGATATGTGTGATTATTTCTTTCTGATTATAAGGCAGCGGTCTATGCCGTACAATACGTTCAATGTGCTGCCGTTGTCCCAATGCACCAGCAGACTGCCGGTGTCATCCACACCGACAACCGTTCCCCGCGTACCGATCGGCGGAGCCTGAGAATCGTCCATTTGCACCAGTACAATTCTTGTCCCTGCAGGATATGCACCGCGCAGTTGCTCCAATCGTTCCTTATTCGGATATTTCATCATTATGTTCCTTTCTGCCGTTTTTAAAGGCCGAGGAACCGGAAAGGTGCTGCAGGAGCAGTTTCCGTTCGTCCTTGTATTTCGTACCGATAAACCCAAGCCGGAGCAGGAAGCAGCGAAAGTCATATTTCTCGTTGATGGATGGGTGCTCCGTTGCCAGCACCCGTTTCTGCTTTTTAGCAAGATGGCAGAGCGCCGTAATGAAATGTGTATAGGCTTTGACCGTACCGGCATCCGGGCAGCCGGTAAACCAAGGGAATAACACTTTATCCTCCGTTACCTGCATCCGCAACACATCGATTTGGAAAACTTTTAACATGAGGTTGCTCTTGGCCTGAATCAGCTTCTTCAGGTTTTCCAGTGCCGTATCGGTGAAAAAAGAGCGCGGCATGGCAATCACGAAGTCGTCTATGTTCTCCTGCTTAGATGCCGAATCGTCAGGTCTTTTCCCTGTTGGTTCGGCATGGAATCCCATGCTGTCTAGTTTCTCTAGCAAATCCTTAGTTTCTGTACTGTCATCAAAATTAAGGTTGCCATCGCGGTCGACCGTGAAGCAGTCAATCTCATAGGCATAGCTGGGAATCCCCTTATACACTTTGGCAGCTCCGGTAATGATGCTAACGGCATCGGCCAGTTCCTTGCGTGTTTTTCCTTGTGCATGGTACAGTATCTTCATGGCAGTAAACCCCTTTCATTTTTTTGTCATGTATATATATCACTCTACATGCCAACTATAGCAAGGGGTTATGTGGATTTCACCCTATCATTTTCTGCAAAATACACGATGCCGGCAAGTACGAATACGACACAGGGAAGAGCCACACCGTTGCCCCACATCTTGTATTCGGCGCTGTCCGTATTGGGATGCTGCAGCCATTTGATGATCTGCCTGTCGCTTTTCGGCTTTTTTGCCGTTCCCACAGTCTTACGGTGCGTTTCAAACACCTGCCGCCAAAAAGCAAGTTCTTCTTCTGCAGGATGTTCCGTGCCAAGGTCGGCGCACCATCCATCCGGAAATCCCTGCAGCCTTGCACATTCAGTCGGTGTCAGCCTGCGTACGGAACAGTACGGGGTTCCAGGGCCGGATATGCTGACCGGATCCTTATAGTCACGGGCAGCCAATGTCGGTGATGTTTCCTCGTTCACCTGCATATACCCGCCCGTCGTCATGGCATAGACAGGCTGCTTTTCCACCACTGCGATGCCGCCCTGGCTGCAGGACGGATTGCCGCCGCTCCGATCGATCGTCCTTGAGGTATCTGCTATATAGATGCCGGCTTTTGGGTTGTGCGACAGCATGGCATGCGATTGGTCCGAAGAGATGCCGAAAGGCTGCGGCTCGAACAGGGACTGGTCGTTATTGCAGGAAAGCGTTGCAGACATGTTATCCTGAAGCAGCGGCCCTTTCCCGCCTCCCCGGCAGCCGCACCGAATTTTCAAAAGCATCGGGTCTCCCACAACAAAAGGCTGGTTGTTGCCGCCGGTTCCAAAGGTCGCGGATACAGTCGGCGACGCAGCAAGCGGGCCTTTATATCGTGAATCCTGTCCGTGGTTTTCATAGACATGCGCTGCCGCTGAATGTTCGTTGCTCACACCGATGCCTGACGTTCCAATGCCAGCTGCAGCAGAACCGGCAATTCCTTGCCATGCCCGGAAACGCGCCGCAGAATACCCCGACACGCCTTCGGACTCAAATAGTATCTTTCCGGCGCATCCGCCATTAAAATCTGCGACAAGGTAGATGCGCTTTCTTCGCTGGGGTACTCCCCAATATTGTGCGTCGAGAGTTCGATACGCAATGCTCCATCCGTCTCCCACCAAAACATCGGCATGGGGCCATCTGCCTGTTTCAGACATAGGCACCGCAGGTGCTTCCGGTGCTTGGACGCGGACGATTTCTGTAAGCACGGTCTGGAAGTCTCTTCCCTTGTTGGACGAAAAGGCTCCTGCAACATTCTCCCACACGATGAACCTGGGATATTTTTCATGGGTTTTGCACCTCATTTCCTTCACAATGCGGACGGCCTGGTAGAACAATGCCGACTGGGATCCGTCCAACCCGGCACGTTTTCCGGCAATGGACATATCCGTACAGGGACTGCCGAATGTAATAATATCCACGGGCGGTATCCCGTCGCCATGAACAGCATGGACATCCCCCAGGTGCTTGACAAAGGGGAAACGCTTGGTTGTCACCCGTATTGGGAACGGCTCGATCTCCGAATTCCAGACGGGTTGGATTCCGGCAAGCAGCCCTCCAAGCTCAAAGCCCCCGCTGCCGGAAAACAGGCTGCCAAGCTTAAGCATCTTCTTTGGTCGTTTGCACCGTCGCCATTTTACCGAGCAGCTTTCCGGTCAGCCACAGGCCGCCGTCAATGAGCGTCGGCAGGAAGCATTGGTCGCGGAATTTGTTCCAGCCGGTTTCCTTGCCGGCAGATTCCTGCAATGCGGCTGTGTAGGCATCCGCTACTTCCTTGGCTGCCGGAAGCACCGTCGTATTCAGCCAGGAAATAGTGGCATTCTTGGCATCCTCCTGCACCGAGTCCAGAATGTGTTCCTTGAGTTCGTTCTTAATTGTTTCGATATCCATATTAGTATCTCCCTTCAAAATCTGTTATGCCGCGGGCAATGGCCCGGGCGAAATCATCCGCGTTATTCGTGAGCAGCGCGGCATCATCCTCATTATCAATAAAAGCTGTTTCCACCAGAACGGCGGACATTGTGGTATCTTTCAGTACGATGAGGTTGGGCCGTTCCTTCAGGCCGCGGTCCACCGTGCCGAGACTCTGTACAATCTGCGACTGGATGCAGATGGCAAGCTGCGGAGACTGACCGCTGCCGTTGGCATAGATAAGCGTTTCCGTACCACGGGCGCAGCCGCTGTCGGCATTGCAGTGCAGACTGACGAATACATCTGCTGGCCATGCGTTTGCCGTATCCACCACGCAGGGCAGATCCGGTGTTTCCCCGGCCAAATTATCGCTTTGCAATAATTTTACCTCGCAGCCTGCTGTTTCCAAATATGTTTGGACGAGACTGCCAATCGTAGCAACCACATCACATTCCCGCAGTCCGGTGTCGGGATTCACAGCGCCGCTGTCCCGTTCCCGGTCATGCCCGGGGTTGATACATACACGCATTATGTTGCCTCCACTTCAGTATAGGTATAGGTCTTTCCATTCCGTGTCACGGTTACCTGCTCGCTTGAGCCGACCTGCTCGATATACCGTTTCACAATGACGTCGCAGAATTTTTCATCGAGCTCCACCATGTAGCAGCGTCGTTTCGTCTGTTCGCAGGCCAACAGCGTCGAACCGCTGCCGCCGAATGGATCCAGCACGGTGCAGCCGGTCATGCTGGAATTTAGGATGGGATAGGCCAACAGCGGGATCGGTTTCATCGTGGGATGGTCCGTATTCTTTTTCGGCTTATCAAACTCCCAGATAGTGGATTCCTTCCGTCCGGTGTACCATTCATGCTTTCCTTTCTTCTTCCAGCCGTAAAGCACCGGTTCATGCTGCCATTGGTAAGGCGAGCGTCCCAGCACCAGCGACTGCTTCTTCCAGATGCAGCAGCCGGATAAATAAAAACCGGCATCCGAGAAGGCTTTCCTGAAGTTAAATCCTTCGGTGTCGGCGTGGAACACATAGATGCTGGCATCTTCTGCCATGACGGTGTGCATACAGGTGAATGCATCATATAAGAATTGGTAGAATTTGTCGTCCTGCAGATGGTCGTTCTTGATTTTTCCGGCCCGACCTTTGTAGTTGACGTTGTACGGCGGATCGGTGACCACCAGATTGACCGGCGTTCCCTGCAGCAATCGCTGGTATGTTTCCGGCTGGGTGCTGTCGCCGCAGAGCAATCGGTGTGTCCCCAACTGCCATACATCACCTGCCTTGGAAAATACCGGTTTTTGAAGTTCGGCATCCACATCAAAGTCATCATCATGTACACCATCCTTCATATCGTCCTTGAACAGGTCATCCAGTTCCGCCGGATCAAACCCGGTAAGCGATACATCAAAGTCGCTGCCCTGCAAATCGGTAATGAGCAGCGCTAATTTATCCGTATCCCAGTCGCCGCTGATTTTATTGAGGGCAATGTTTAAGGCTTTCTCCTTTTCGGTGTCCATGTCGATGACGACACAGTCGATTTCCGAGATGCCTTCCCGCTGGAGCACCTTCAAACGCTGGTGCCCGCCGACCACGTTGCCGGTGCGCTTGTTCCAGATGACAGGCTCGACGTAGCCAAACTCATCCAGCGAACGTTTCAGCTTTTCGTATTCCGGATCGCCCGGCTGCAAATCCTTTCTCGGATTATAGACTGCCGGGATGAGGTCTTGTATATTCTTTTTGATTAATTCCATGGTTATTTTCCTTTCCGCGCCTGCAACAAGTGTTCCATCATGGTATCCTGCGGGCTTCCTACAAAGGCTGTGGTACAGTTTTGCTTGACGATATCGAAAATCTCATACCAGAGCAGGTTCGCCTGCTTCTGAAACGACTGGCTCATCTGCACAAATGGACTGGTAATGGCACCACCGGTCGTGGGATGCTTTCCGAGCAGTCCATACGTGCTGATGGCTTCCTCGCACTGGATATACCGGGCGAATGCCTGGGCATAGGCTTCCAGCAGCCGGGGATTGACAAGCCGTTCGCAGCCGCGGTCCTTCAGCCATTTCCAGGTCTGGCGGAACAGGTCATCGGCACCAAGCGGCTTGCCGTCCCGCTGCCGGGCGGACAAATAGTCGCTGGGATTCGGCATGTCCTCGCCAGTAAGATCTGCGGCATCGTTTAACTCGGCACCTTCTAAGGTGGGTGTCGGCAGATCGATAATGGTGGCTGCTTTTCCCTTGGCAATTTTATCGGCCAGCGCCTCCGGCTTGTCCCCGGCGCGGATCCGTCTGCCGCCGCGATTAGTTCCGTCCTTGGCCATGGCTGTTCAACTCCTTTCCCATGCGGTAAATCCCCCGTTTGAACCGCAATTTTTGTGCGTGTGACCCCAGCACCGGTCTAGCATTTCGGCGCGACAGAGATTTGGACCGCCCCTCCCGGCGGAGCGTAGTCATTCGTAGTGGTATTCCTTTTTGGTATGGTGCCAGCGGTCGTCCATCTCGGCGGTTATCTTCGAGTGGCACGGCTTGCACAGCGCCATAAGGTTCTCTTCATCATGAGTGCCTCCGCGGGAGAGGGGACGGATATGGTGCACCTCTGTTGCCGGTGTGGTCTTATGGTTCTTCAAGCACATCTCGCACAAGGGATGCTTTCCGATGTACCGGTCCCGGATGCGCTTCCACGCTCTGCCATATCGTTTCTTGACGACAGGGTTGCGCTCGTAGGTGTCATAATATTTGTCCATTAATTTTTGGTGCTGCTCGCAGTACCGGTTCACGGTCAGCTCCTTGCAACCGGGGTAGGCACATGGTTTCTTTGGTTTCCAAGGCACAATGCTCATCTCCAGACATAGCAAAAGCCTTCAAAGGATTGCTCCCTCGAAGGCTTCTCTCACACTTTTATATTATTAGTATACCACGCAAAACAGGTACATGCGTCCGCGATTTTGGACATCATGTCTTTCCAAACAAAAGAATGGCAAACTTAGCTAATGCACGATTCTTCCTTTTGTAGGCGGACGACCGTTCGATATGGAAATGGTCGGCTATGGCATAAACGGCGCTCGTCTGTGCGTCCTCATCGGCATAAAAGGTTTGCAGCACGTATTGCTCGTCGCTGCTCAACTTATCCCATGCTGGCTGGAACCATGCCATGTACTCCACCGACTGCCGGTACCGTTCCTTTAAGATGTCAATGTCTGCCAGGCCGGAGATGATATGATCTTCTGCTGCATGTGGGTTGTGGGAGTGCGGCATCTCGTCGAAACCGGACGGGTGCAGACTGGTCATGGCAGTATATGCCTGTTTGATATCCTCACTGGTATTTTCGATGATGAACTTCATGCTGTCGTGATCCCGGATGGCATCGATGGCACCGTTTCTTTTGTTCAGGTACTTCCAGATAACACTCATAGGCTGCCTCCTCGTAAGCTGGCCCGGACTGCATCAATCAGTGCAGCCTGGGTCTTATTCTTTTCTTTCAGGGCCTTCAGGATACGTCCGTCGATGGTCCCTTTCGTGATAATGTGCTGAATGACGACGGTTCCAGATGTCTGCCCCTGCCGCCAGAGTCTGGCATTCGTTTGTTGATATAGTTCCAAGCTCCATGTCAGTCCGAACCAGACAAGCGTGGAACCGCCCTGCTGCAGGTTGAGTCCATGACCGGCGGATGCCGGATGGATAACTGCAACGGGAATCGTCCCTGCATTCCAATCCGCTATATCCTGTGAGGTCTTTATTTCCCGCACGGTAAATCGCTTCCGGATCCGCATTAAGTCATGCTTAAACCAATAGGCCACCAGCACCGATTTGCCGTTGGCGCTTTCGAGGATATCTTCCAACGCATCCAACTTCCGGTCATGAATGGGAAGCACCGTTCCGTCATCAGAATAGATCGCGCCGTTTGCCATCTGGGAAAGCTTCATCGTGAGGGATGCCGCATTGGCGGCTGTTATCTCTCCATCCGGCAGCTGAAGGATGAGGTCTTTTTTGAGTTCCTCGTATTTCTTCTTTTCCGCTTCCGACAATTCCACCGCCAGCTGTGTGCTGATCAGTTCCGGCATTTTCAGATGGTCAGTGGATTTCATAGAAATCGTAATATCCGAAATCTTATCATAAATCCGATGTTCGGCACCCTGCAGAGGTTTGTAGCTGTAGATAATCTGACCATTCCTCTTATCTGGGGAGAAGTAGGCGGTTTGGTACTGACCGATGAACCTGCCAAGCCTTGCACCCATATCCAGCAGTTTGAATTCAGCGAATAAATCCATCAGACCGTTGCTGGATGGAGTGCCAGTCAGACCTACCATTCTTTTTACCTTCGGTCTTGCCTTCATCAGTGCCTTGAACCGCTTGGACTGATAATTCTTGAAGGACGAAAGCTCATCCACAACCACCATATCAAAGTCAAAGGAAACCCCGCTTTTCTCAATCAGCCACTGCACATTTTCACGGTTGATGATGTAAATATCCGCCTGTGCTTTCAGTGCCGCCAGCCGCTCCGACTCAGAACCCACCACCACCGAATACTGCAAAAGGTGCAGATGCTCCCAATGTTGTATCTCATTCGCCCAAACATTACCTACTCTCAAAGGGCATATAACTAAAACACGATGAATATCAAAATAGTCAAACATCAAATCATTTATAGCCGTAAGTGATGTTACAGTTTTCCCAAGTCCACAATCTAAAAGGACTGCAGCTACAGGATGTTCAATAATAAAATTGACACTATATTCCTGATACCCATGCAAATCATTCTTTTTTAATAAATCTGCCATGACAGTCCCTCTCTTTCTGGGAAGCGTGTATTTTCATATGCTCTGAAGCTGTAACAACTTTTAAATTGGCAAAATCATTATTTAGATGATTGCCGTCAATATGATGAACATCCTCATTCTCTTGAAGTTTTCGTCCAATCTTTATTTCTGCAAGCCTGCGATACAGTTTTTCTCCTGATATCATTTGATTATCTGCACCAGCTTTTTCAAAATTGACGTAGTCGATATAGCACCCATAATCACAAAAATTATGCTCGTTTCTTGCAACATCAGAACGCTTTTTGTAAATTGGATTGCCACACCAATCGCATGATACATATATTTTTTTCACTTTGAATTCATAGCTGCATTCTGGGCAACAGAAGAAATGTTCGTTTCTCTTTTTATGGTTACCTCTGTATTCAAAAATTTTCCCACAGTTATCACACGTTCGCAGACTCTTCAATCGAAAACGTTCTGCGTTTGCTTTTCCTAAACACGCTCTGCAGCAATAGTTTTTTTCATGAATGTGATTATGGTTTCTCTCAAATTCTTTTCCACACCAGTCACATTGAATTTTCAATTTCATCAAGAACCCCTCCAATCTGCTCCGCATCATCCAGTACATACACTCGAAATCCCAGACAGCTCAGTAATCTGTGCCTTGCCAGCTGCAATGGTCTTGGTTTTTCTCCCGGTGCTTTCACTTCCACAAAGGCGAACTTACCATGCGGAAGAAGCAGTAAACGATCCGGCATACCATCGAAACCGGGAGAAGTGAACTTCGGACATATCCCGCCATGCTTTTTTACTGCCGTTACAAGTTTCTGTTCTATGATTTTTTCTCTCATTTCATCCTCTCCTAAAATCACAAGACACAACTGACACAACCATCTCGGAAAATTTCTATACGTGCGTATATGCCTGTACACGCTTGCATTACCCTATATAAAATAGAAATAATTTATATAGTAATTCTTGTGATACTTGTGTCAGCTGATGTCTGATAGTGCCTGTTTTCAAGGCTTTTTTGCTGTTCACAACCTACGACTTGGAACACAGGCTGTTAAAATCACAACCTCTCATAAATTCTCTGCCTGCCATAGATGGCGAGCTTTCTGATTTTGTCCGTTCTCTGCCAGCTGTCCACTTTGGTCATAAGGGCGGCTATCGCATAGGAGTCGGATGGTTTGAGGTCGGATAAGTTCCTACAGAAGCATTCGCTCCAGATTTCCGCATTGCTGACCGTCTTTCTTTGTACAGTACCCTTGACCGCAGTATTGTCCGTGAAGAAATTCCTTCTCTCGTACAAATCCATACTGTTCCAGTTCTCCGGCAGAAGGGTATTCAGATATTCCTCCACAATGCCCTGACGCTCATCGGTCTCCATCGCATCGATCTGTTCGCTCAAGGCTTCACTGCTTTCCTCCATATTCAGATACAAAGGCTCGCCCTGCCCATACAGGTACTTTGCCTCCGCCCACATCTGCAAAACCTCTTCACTGGTTATATCCCACGATTTACGCTTTGTTTTCCCGGTCACCTTAATCGGCCAGAAGCGGCGGTTGCCCGTAATGTCACGCAGGAATCCTGTCTCGGAGTTGGTGGTACCCACAATGACACACTGCCTTGGATGACTTTCCACTGTTCTGCCATAGGAAGGACGATAGATATCATCCGTGCGGCTGACGAAGGCTTTTACAACTTCAATATCTGCTTTCTTAAGTCCCGCCAGTTCGCCCAGCTCCAGAAGCCAATATCCCTGTAATTTTTCTGCTCCAGCCTTATCTTTCATATCCGTCAGATTCAGACTGTCGGAATAATACTCTTTCCCCATTCTGGCAAAGATGGTGGACTTGCCGCAGCCCTGCGGACCTACAAGCACCACCACAGAATCGAACTTGATCCCAGGTTCGTAAATTCTCGCTACCGCCGCCACAAAGGATTTTCTGGTCGCAGCCTTCACATACCCGGTGCTGTTCGCACCAAGGAAATCAATATAGAGATTTTCGAGCCTTGTCACACCATCCCACTCCGGCAGAGCATCCAGCCATTCACGCAGGGGATTGAAATGCCTGTCCTCGACTACCTTTGTGAATGCCACATCATGGTTGCGGCTGGAGAAGGTTTCATATCGAATGTCGATGAGTGCTTTCAGCTGCGCTGTATCTGCATCCCGCCAGAACTTGTTGTCACCAGGTCTTGTCCACGGCACGGCTCCGGTAATCTGCACTCTGCCCACCAGTTCATTAAAGGCGATATTTGCAAAATCAGGGTCATTATTCAGAATCAGCATCAGATTCCACACGCTGTTTTCAAGGCATTTGCTTCTCGGCATATAGCGGAGCTTCGTCTGCCAGTCGGTATCTTCGGCAAATTCCTCTGCCGCCATCCTTTTCTTTTCCTCAAGGTCTGTCAGCTTTACCTTATCCAGTGTCATGACGAACTCGCACATCTGCTTATAGGACTTTTTATCATCGTCATCGCCAAATTTATGAATACGGACAATATCAAAGGCATTGTACAGTTTTAAGTAAGCAGGATCTTTTGCATGGTGGCTGTAGACAAACTTGCCGTTCTCCTTGATTTCCACGCCTGCCATACTGCTGGATTCAATCAGATGGTAGCGGCTGTCCGTATCGGTCGACTCATAAATATCTGAAAGGAACTCATCCACGGCAAGATTCACAGGGAAGTAGACCCTGTTGAAAAGACCGACCACACCTTCTTTTTCGAGCGGGTTCTGCACCTTTTTGAAGCTGGCTGTATTTGCCTTGCTCTCCCTTGAGGATGTAGGCAGTCTGGTAGGGTCTTTCCATTCCGGGTGTGCCGATAAAATCTCGTCCGGGTCAAGCCAGTCCTTATCGACTTCCTTATACACGAACACACCGTTTGACGGAGTACTTGGCCAGTACATCAGCTGATTCGGCTGATAGGAGCATTCATCAAAATAATCCATACCCAGTGCCTGTGCCAGATATCTTGCCACCGCCACGTATTCCTCTGAGGTTACATCCCTTGTAAGGGGAAACACTGCTCTCACTCTTGGGTTCTCATCCGTATGACTATGGGTGGTATAAAGAGCAGAAGTATAGCGTGCATTTTTCTCATAGTCCTTCAAAAACCCTGCATCGATTCTGTCTCCGTCCAGTGCCACCATAGAACGGGACTCCACAGTATCAATCTTTCGTCTGCCGCCCTTCAGTACCCCGGCAACAAAACCGCCATGGTCTTTTACAGCATCACGCTGTGCCTTGTTAAACTTGGCATACTCCTCCGCAGACTCTGAGGTTCTGATTGTTGTCTTCAGACGCTCCTTCAAATCAGAAAAGCGAATGGTCTTATTACTCCAATGCTTTGCCGTCCTGCTGTTGCCATAGGCAATATTCAAATCACGCATCTTTGCTTACCTCCTCCAATCCACTGCTGAAATACCGCAGTCTGTAATTTTTTCTTTTGGCTCTCCTGATTTCTGCATCCATTCCGGCTGAGATGATTTCTCCAAATACCCACACCTCGGTGCAATGGCTCATCAGCACATTTCCAAAGTACAGTCCCAGCTCACGTTCCGTTAAATTATTATCATTAAGAAACTGCGGAAACAGCAAATGCGGAGCAATGGGTATATATCCCTGCTCCACAGCAAAACGGCTGTACTTTCGTGCATTTGCTGTGTTTCCGACAACATCTCCCGAAAACGGGGAGCATACATACACCATTGGTCTGTATGCTCTCGCCGCCTTCGTTTCCTGTTCGATATTGGATAAAGCACCATAGGTGGTTGGGTCAGGATAGCCTTCATTGTTATACCTGCTAATCGACATCACTATCCTCCTGTTCCATTGTTGGCAAAATCCCATCTGCTTTTAATAATTCATAGACAAACAATCTGCCTTTTTGTGTCCAGTAGGTATGTGGCTTAGTATGAATCGTTCCGTCATTAGCAGAATAGCTATGTGTCTTGGTGTTTGTATAACCTTTTTCTGCGTATTTCTGATATAACAGCCAAATCTCGCCCTGTTTAAACTGCACACCTTTTTCATGGAGATAACGATTCATCCAAATAGCAGACTTTCCATAATCTTTCGCTACCGTAGAAGTGGAAATAAGGTCTTTGCAATTAAGTACTACATCATAGTAGCTTGCCTTAGGCTTCATTTCTGCAATCTGCTGTTTCTGGACGGCAGTAGTCTGTTCAAGCAGTCGGTTCTTTTCTCGTTCTTCCTTTAATGCAGTAAATGCTGCAATCGCAAGGTCGGGATTGGCAATCAGCTCATCTGTCGCATACATACCGTATTTTCTTATAGCAGGAAGAATCTCACTTGTTACCCATCGTTTAAACCGTCTTGCATTCGGCATCTTGCTAGAAAGAATAAGGCTGTACAGCCCCGACTCATTTATAATGATAGCTTCCTTATCCTGCGTTCCATCGAAAAGCATTGCTTTTCGCCTGTCCTCTTCATCAACATGGCGGTTTATATCTCGACTACCGTTTTGGTACCCGAGGATATCCGCTACATCCTTACCGACAAAATACGGTTGCCCACCAATAGTTGTAGTGCGTACAGAGCCGAACTCTGCATTTTTGTAAATTTGTAATTCCATTAGAATTACCTCCTTAATAATTTTTTGGAGGTCTTGACCTCCTACCTGGTAGCCACAGGAGTTGGTCAAATCTGATGGTTTTCTAAAAATTCTTTAAGTTTTTTCTCTGCACGCTTTAACTTTTGGCTGATGTTATTTTCGTCAGCATCGATAGAGCGAGCATATTCACGGATTGGTATGCCATCAATGCGTACTGCGATGAACATATCCGCCCAATCTTTCTTTTTACCAAGTGCCTTATGTATCCATTGGCAAATATCTTCATACTCGTAGAGGCGATTACGCTCAGCCTCCTGTGAATCATCAGCGAAGGTATCCATTACATCCGTTTCATCTTCAGATTCATCATCCTTGCGATAAGGAGTCTTCGGATCGCCAAGATGCCTATGAAACTTGCGCCAGTTGTTGTATTCCTTACTGTTCATAAGGTCTAACATTTCCTGTACAGTCTCACAACGCTTTACTTCTGCCTTCTTTTCTGGCTTTGCCTCTGCAAGACGCTGCTCATAGTCGATATCCAGCATGATACTGTAATCATCATCCGGAATATCAATTGTGGTGTAGAACTTGTGGCCGTTTTTGATGTTTTCTTCATACAAAACTCGAATCTTCATTAAGTATTCCTTTCCGTCCCGGCATTGGGCGGCGGAATACAAAAGAGCCAGCGGTTGAAGATGCCACTGACTCCGTTAAACCGAAAATAGGCGCACGAAAGCTACGGCAAGAGCATCTTCGTTCTAACTACAGCCTTACTGCTGCAATCTGAACTCTTATGCAACCCTCCGCCCTTATAGCGCTATTCGGACTTTGAATTGAATTCCATCTCTTTGATGGTGACTAAATTCTACTACAATTAAGAAAGTAATGAAATTTCCACAAATTTACCGTTACTTTCCAAACAAAAGTAACTGGTTTTTGTTGTATTTAATCTTACTTTTGTGTATAATATAGATACAGGAAGTGCTTTTACAAAAAGCTACTCCTCCAGAAGTAAGAGTTTATGTAATTTTGTTTGCTGTTTTTGATAATGGCAAAAAGGAGAAAAAGTTATATGCCCGAGAAAATTCCAGAAATTTTTTTGAATACAATGTTTGAGTATAATGGTTTCGGTTGTTGCTGCGTCAAAGATACAGAAAACGTGGCCCCAGACGAACCGCCCAAGACCACGCTGAAGTTATATACCGATATATCAAAGCCCCTTCGCTTTGCATATGCAGCAAAGGCAGGTTTGAACCTTACAGGCAAAGCAGGAGGAGTTATCGAGCAAAATATCCTCGGTAAAATCCTCGCACTTCCAAATGGTGATATCGATAAACATATTGAGTTTTTTGAGACCTACGGTTTTCTGCTACCATTATCATGTGACGAATATGAATCTGTGGACGCAGTAACCCTGCTTGAGGTGGTCAATAGAATAAAGGCAACCATACGTCTTATGAATGCCATCGGCAAGAAGGATTATAAGAAAATGCTAATCCATGCGACATACCTTCTGTTTTCACCAGTCGTGCGTATCAATACGATGGAAGCACAGTATGAAACCTGTCGCCACAAGTTCAGTACACTACTTGAGACCTACAATCTTTTTCCAGATCCGGGTTCAGTTCCGGAGGTGTTCGTTAAGGGAACATATTCGGTTCAGGATACCATGCTTGAAGACAAGAACCCTGTAGATATAGAGTTTTACAATGCTGTCAGGAGTGGTGCTGATACAAGCATTCTCGGTAGCAAAGACCTACGATTTAAACGAATCATGGCAATGTATACAGGTTGCCAGGATGAAGATGAAGAAACAAGAACCCTCATCGATTTCTATTATCATTTTCAGACCGAGGTCTCTGTAATTGAGAATGTGCGTTTCAACTCAATCAAGCCATATTCTAGCATTGATGAGACAGCTTTCAGTGATGGTATAAAATCTGCACTGCTGAAAATTGCACGAATTGTTGTGGCAGAAGAAATCAACCACAACATTCAAGGCATCCACCCCAAGTATGATGGTGGCAAGCTCACGGCAACGTGGCAAGTCCATACTTTGATTCAAGCAGTCTACTTCTCCATCTTTTATATGAAGGCAGGGGTTGAAATTTACAAAGAATGTGAAAATCCTAACTGCAAACGAGATAAGTATTTTCTTGTTGAAGCCACCCGCAGCAACAAACGATATTGCTGTGAAAAATGTCGTGGGGCAGCGTCTGCACAACGGCACCGTAACCGCAGTATTTAAAATAGGCAAAAAAAATAAGGCTCTACCTCCAATTTCTGAAGGTAGAGCCTTTCGTTATGTCGTAGGCTGTGGAATTGCACCTTTTGTATCAACTTTTTCAATTGCTTCTGCCAACAACCGCTTCTGCTGATCTGGCATTGCTATGTAGTTGTACATAAGGAATCGAGTATCCATTACAACTCCTTGCACTCGTTCATATTTTTTCGGATCTGGTTTCCAATCTCCGACCGCTTCTGCAACATTTCCTATATCACCAGTAAAGCCTGGTACAATATTTCCGGCGGCATCAAGCGTCCAGAAACCATTCTCTGTACTATTAAACGGCATAATAAATGCATTGTAAAGACTATCGGCAGGAACTCCCTTTGTCCGAGCAATATACTCGCCGTAAGTTATCTGCTTATTTATGTCCGAACTATTAGGTAGGAAATCAGGCTTATCCGGATTGCACCCAAAACGGTACAACTTCGCATCAAGCACATAGACCTTGCCGTTGTAAATCATAATGGAGTCCGGCTGAAGTGGGGTCTTTACCTTTTGCCGTCCATAGTCAAGCAGCCACCTGGTGCGAGGGAAATATTGTTCCTTATCCTCAACACCAAACGCCTTATCAATCATTTTCTCCCAAACACGCTCAAAGAAATCAGTGCCGAAGAAATACTGCTTTTCAGATGTCTTTTCATCCATGTAAATAAGCATGGCTTTCATAGCGGAGAACAACTCCTGCTCCTCGTCATTGTGGGTCGATGCCAACTTCTTTTCAAGGATATAGATTGCCTCTCGGTTCTCAGGATGTGGACCCGGCTTTTCCGGCATATAAGGAACATACAGCCATCCCATCTTTTCAAAGGCTTCATAGACGCAGTATTGATGAATCTGCGTTATCTTTTTATTTGCGTTAGGTGTTGATGAGCGAACGGTCATATTTGTAAAAATCAACGAACCATTCTTTTGTACCAATGCGCGCTGTTCTCGAACGGTGCGTGGCCATGAAGCCCGACCTTTGGTATCTGTCTTGTACCGTGGGTCTGTTTCGATATAATATCGTCCCATTCGCAAATAGTGTCGAATGATTCTAAGATAGGCGTGCATAGGGAAGTCAACCGTTCTCGGTGCAGCGAATTTAGATTCTTCTATGACCTTGTCTTCTTTCATGAAGGCGGCAAGCACATAAAACAGATTATTGATATCGGCACGAAGGTCGTCGTCATTTGCAGGAAGCTGATACCCGATAGGGAAATAAATCATAGCATCGTCGGTATCCGCTTTTACACCAACAAAGCCGTCCCCCTCATCATTTGTATTTACATGGCATCGCTCTCTAATATTTTTTTGTAAGTCCATAGTTGCTAACCACCTCGCTTTCTGCAGAAATTAACATCTTTACTGATTGTCTGGATACAACAACTGTCGAACAGTCGGCTTCAAAATGTTAAAGCGGTCTTTCCCACTACTGGTGTAAACAAAAGCACGAATAACATCTTCAAGGCTTTGGAATCTCTCCGTATCAAACAAAGCCTCCGGGTTAAACTTGAAGGCGTCATCCCACAGATATTTAATCACCTTTTCAGGGAACATTCTGTTGTGTCGCATTGCAGCTCTAAGATCAGATAATCTCTCTTTCTTTTCTCCATCAAGAGTATCAAGCAGTTCCTGTTTCACCAAATCATTCAATTCATCGTAAGTTGTCGTGAATGAACCTGTCGGTAAAATCCTATCATCAAATTTCAAATCCTGCTCATGAACGAAGTATACACCGAGCCTCTTATCTTCAGCAGAAGCCATCTTAGCCCTATTGCCGACGATAATCGAATTGACCGTTTCGCAAAAACGTTGCCAACTAACCTTTGTGTCAAGGATTTCAGCAGAAGCAAGGGTTCCACGCACATTGTTAAAATTGTTCTCAATTAAGCGCATATTCCATCTGCGTTGAAAAGCTGTGTCGAGAGTAAAGACATTCTGGTCAGATGTATTCATTGTCCCAATAATTGATAAATTGGACGGAATCCTAACCTTTCGTTTAGCATTGTTATATACTTTTTTTGCTATATTCTCGTTTGTCACTCCGTATTCGCTTGTGCCTGCAGGATAAGTAATTCCATCGACCGTCTTTTCTACGAATGTTCTATCAAGCAGCTGGAACACATCTCCAAATATTGCAGGAGCGTTTCCCCGGTTTATCTCTTCAATAATAAGAACATAGGACGATTCTGGATTCTGATAAGCCTCTTTAAAAATATTGGTAAATGGTCCCGCCGTGAATTCATAGGTAACCTGCTTGTCTTCAGGGTCTACTACCGGAAGAATTTGTCCAACAAAATCTGCATTAGTATAATCTGGATGAAAAACAAGTCTTTCAACAATTGTACCTGGCTTACAATACTCATGTTCTATAGTCCAGCTCTTTCCTGATCCAGGAACACCATACAGTAAAACATTTTCTCCGGATTCACTACGCACCGACTCATCCGCAATTACCTCTTGCTCTTCGCCGCCTTCAGCCACATCGTTTGAAATCCCAAGTTCTTCTTTCAAAGAAACAGCATCTTCAATCTTTTCAAAATTAGGTTTAATCCACTCGGCAAAATCCGAAGGCTTAAATGTAATCAACCGCTCAAATGTATACCTTTTCTCACCATCCGAGACAGTTGCCCCGATTATTGCTACGCTCTCGAGCTGTTTATAGTCTCTTTCTAAAATATAACGAACAAGCGTATCTCTTTTCACTTCTGAAACACAGACAAAAACTACTATGGGCGCAAAATATCTAAACTGTTCAGAAACCCGATTTGTAATCTGGCGTTGTTCTTTTATATAAGATATTCTTGCATCACAACCGAAATTGTCTTTTATCCAATCCTTAAATTCATCACCTTTATTTCGAGCATGAGGGTTAGCATCAATTAATACACCCAGAGTCTCTTTAAAAGCATCAAGTGTTTTATTAGCCATTTTCTTCTCCTCCTTTTTCTTCTACATATCTGTGTATTGCTTCTCTAAAGAATTGAGGGCATCGTACAGTCCCTGTATTAAGCCTATTTTCAAATCCCTTTGCTGCTTTATATGATAAAGCTTTACAAGGATAATTTAAATATTCAACCAATGAGACTTCTTCTCTTTCAACAGGGTACATGGATACCGATGAGGCATACCTTTTACCATTTCTACCCCATGCAGCTCTTGGCCATTTATGATCCCCGTTCATTTCTTTATCTTTTGTTGAATCATAGGGTTCAGGGTTATTTATTTTCCCAGCAATCCAAGCTGCAACATCAACCGTTACTGCGTTACCGATAAGTTTCCACCGCCCTGATGGTTTAGCAACTTCCTCGGCTGGCTTTGTCCAATCCACAGAAAAACCTTGCAATCTCTCAGCATCTCTTATATCAGGAGAGCCTATCGTTCCATCTGGAAATGCAATAGCTGGTGGAGATGGTATTCCAATTGAGGACCCAATCTTCAATGTTGGAATCGCATTCTGATATAATCCTATAGCATATTTACCTTCAGTCCAGTAAAAACCACATGGCTCCCGAAACTCGTCTGAAGTTATTATTCCTTGTTCCCGTAATGAATTACCGCTTAACAACACATCACAAGGATCATGATGCAAGGACGCCAATACAAAGACACGGCGTCTCCTTTGTGGTAGAAACGCCAACGAATCAATCATCCTATATGCCCAATTATACCCAAGCTTTTCGAGTTCTTCCACAATGGTCTTGATTGCTTCACCTTTCCTAAGATAAATCATATTAGACACATTTTCGAAGATTACCCATTCCACTTTTTGCTTTTGTAATAATCGAAATACTTCTTTAACTAGGGACGAACGTTCTCCTGAAAGTCCCACTTTCACTCCGCTAGTACTGATATCTTGACAAGGAAATCCCGCACACAAAACATCTGTATCTGCTGGAAGTTCACTAAGTTCACAGATATCATTAACGATAGTTACGTTTGTCATATTTGTTCTTAAAACGTGTTGGGCTATTGGATCTATCTCGCAAACAAGGGAAGTTTCTATACCAGCTTTTTTAAATCCAAGCTCAAAGCCACCTATTCCCGCAAAAAGGCTTACCATTTTCTGAGGAGTTGATTTTGTTTTGTCATCCTTATTACTCATCCTTATCACACTCCTCTATGCTCAAAATTTTCTTGCAAATCAATTCAATCAAACGAGGTGGAACACTTTCACCTATTATCTTACAGCAACTGTTCGCGGTAATGGTTTTTCCATTAACACTAAATTTATAATAATACTCAGCTATAGTTTGTAAGAATAACCCCTCATAAACAGAAAGCGTTCGGTTTTGAGTTGGATGAATTTTCTTATCCGATGCTTCTGCCTGAAGATTCTGTGTTAATGTAGGAGCTGGGGAATCCCAAGACATTCTTCTGTATGCACTATCAAATCCCTTAATTCTTCTTCGCTTTCCTGTAATTTTATCAATCATAGTAGGTCTCGGCAGAAGCGCACCACACTTTTCGCAATATATAGGCGTATCATTTTTGTATGTGTGCCGTCCCTCTACAAAACGCATACCATGTCGCGGGTTTTCATCATACCCACATTCAACACATTGATTATTATATGCAGTTTCATTAGCAGGCGTATTTTTTACCCACCAATATTTTTCCGCTTTCATTACCGGAACAATATGCCAAGGAATATTTTCATCCTCATTCTTGCCTTTTTCAGCAGACAGTGGTGGGAAACCACCTATAGCATCTCTTAATGTTACCCACTTTTTAAGTCCCGGTGTTTCAACTTCTGAGTGAGTCCTGGGTGGCATGAAAGTACCATGTTCTTTATAGTATTGCTTGCCTTTTTCGCTTCGCGTAAATATTGTTATCAGCCTTACTCTTGTTTGAGGTATGCCGTAATCCGCACAATTAACTATTTCTGCTGTTCCTTCATACTCAGGAGCCAACTCATCCTTAATAAAATCGATTATATTCTTGTAGGTACCATCCTCGGTTACTATCAATGTATTTTGCATACCCTGAACATTTTCTAATAATAACCACTGAGGTTTTAGTTTTTTAACAAGATTTATCGTAGGAATAATCAGCCTGTTTCGCGGATCATCTTTAGGAGCCTTGCCTTTTCGTATTTCATTTAGTCGCTTTCCAACCGAATTAAAGGACATTCCTTGGCATGGAGGGGTTGCATATATCAGGAATGGGGCTCCTATATCAAATCCCTGCCAAGTTTCAGCAATTTCGTTTTGCAGTTCCCAAATATCTCCACAAAGACATTTAGTTTCTGGATAATTCTCACTGTATAACGCACATCTATTACTCAACAACTCATTACTGAGTAAAATCTCAAGTCCAGCTGCTTTGATTCCCAACTCGCCAATGCCAGCTGAAGAAAACAAGCTTAGTACACTCTTCTGCTTAATCACAATCTCCTCCTTGCATGTCTCAATACTCATTTATGTCTACGCCTGCAGCAAGAAGTCTTTCGTATCTTTCATATGATAGAACCACTGCTATTGGTTTCCCGTTTTTAAGAACAAATGCCGTTTTGTCTTCTTCCGATAAACCACGTATAAGTTTTGAGGATTGCCCTCTATTAAATTCACCTATATTAAAATGCTCCATAGGAACTTTACTTTTCTTTTCCAA